AAAAAGTTTTTGCAATAGATGAAATACAATCTGATATTCAAGCAGTTGCTTTTCCAGCAGATCCGACACGATCTAAAGTTGTAAATCCTTTTAATAGTGAACAAGAGTTTAATCAAGCAAACGTAGCGTTAAACAATTTAAAAGATAAAATGAAAGCGATTGCAAGTAAAGGTGCAGCAGTAACTGAAAAAGATAAATTTGAATTTAATAGATTGTCTTCTAATTTTGAAGAGCTTAGAAAAAAAACTATGAATGCTTCTAATGTTGCTAAAATTAAAGAAAAATATGGTAGAGATGGTAGTGTACCTTATCTTCCTTTTTTCGATAGGTCTTCATATGGAGATCATGCACTAAAACAAACTTTAAAAACTGCAGCAGAAAATAATGTAGAGTGGGTTGTTGTAAATCCAGTTGAAAGATTACATGCATTAAGAAATTTAGGTCCAAGTGGAGATAGACCCTATTTTGGTAAGCTAGGAGATTGGGAGTTTTATGGTGATGCAAGTGGTAAAGCTGGAAGACTCGGTGTAGCTGCAAAATCTGACAGAGCCGGAGAAATAAAAAATACAAATCCTAAACAATTTGCAATTATACCTGATCGTATGAGAGATTTAGCAAGACAATATAATTCTGAAGCCAAGACTATTAATGTATCTTTATCTGATCCAAACAAACCTTTTAAAATTATTGAAAAATTAAACCTTGATGAAAAATCAGCAAAAGCTTTAGGTGTTCCCAAGCAATTACAACAACAGCATGTAGCTGCTTTTAGAACTGAAGAAGAAGCTGTAGCTTGGCAAGCTATAACTGGACAACAACGTGGTAGTATAGTTAAAATGGAAGCTAACGATCCGAACCTTTATTATCCTGCTTTTGGTATAAAAGTCACAGAAACAATGAAAGGTACGCCTTTTAAACTTTATAAAAAAGAAGGCGGTCTAGTCGTTAATATATTTGCATGATATTATAATCTTTGTTATAACAAAGGAGTAAATCATGGCAAGTAAAAACTTAAAAAGAATAGGAAAAGCAGCAGCACTTCTTGGAACAGCATATGCAGCCTCAAAAATGTTAGGTGCTGGTAAAGAAAACGCAGCCATTAAAAAAGGTTTAGAAGTTACAAGATCAAAACCATTTGGAATGTCTGATGATGCAGCAATGGCAAGAATGGCAAGACAAGATGCAGCTATTCAAAAAGGTTTAGCAATTACAAGATCAAAACCATTTGAAATGTCTGATGATGCAGCACCCACAGGAATGTTTGGTAAAATCAAAAATCTTTTTGGTAAATTTAAAGGCACAGAAGACACAAGTAATTTTGGACCAATGGCTAAAGAAGGTAAATTTATAAAAGCTTCAAAAGGTACAATGGTTCTTGCAAAAACAAAACTAGGAAGAACTAAACCTACAAAACTTTATTAATGGCTGAAATTGATAAGAACAATGAATCTCAAGAGCCAGTTCTTGAAGAAAAAGAAGTTGACGTAGAAATTGAAACTCCAACTAACGAAGGTGATGTTGAAGAAGAAACTACAGAAGACACTGAAGGAGATTTCTACAAAAACTTAGCTGAAGATATGGACGAGAGAGTTTTGTCTCGTATGGCAGGAAGTCTTATTCAAGATTACAGAAAAGATAAAGTTTCAAGACAAGATTGGGAACAAACTTATACACAAGGTCTAGATTTATTAGGTTTTAAATACACAGATCAAACTAGACCATTTCAAGGTGCTTCTGGTGTAACACATCCACTATTAGCAGAATCAGTTACACAATTTCAAGCACAAGCTTACAAAGAATTATTACCACCAGAAGGACCAGTGCGAACACAAGTAATTGGTGCCGCAACTCGTGAAACTGTAGAACAGGCACAAAGAGTTGAAGATTTTATGAACTATATGTTGATGGATCAAATGCAAGAATACACTCCTGAGTTCGATCAATTACTATTTTATTTACCAATATCAGGATCTACGTTTAAAAAAATTTACTATGATGAAATAATGCAAAGAGCAGTTGCTAAGTTTATACCCGCGCAAGACTTAGTAGTGCCTTACTATGCAACAGATTTAAAAGATTGTGAAAGAATTACTCATATTATAAAAATGAGTGATAATGAAGTTCTTAAAAAACAAAGAGCAGGATTCTATAGAGATGTAGAATTATCTGTTAAAAGACCAGAAGATAGTAGTTTAAAACAAAAATTAGATGAGATTGAAGGTGTCAAACCTGCTGGAGATACAGAGTTTCAACACAACATATTAGAAATGCATGTTGATTTGGATTTAGAAGAATATGAAAAAAATCCAGATACTTCTAAAAAGAATAAAAATATTAAAATTCCGTATGTTGTAACTATTGATGAAGGCTCTCAAGAGATTTTATCTATTTATCGTAATTACGATCCAGAAGATGAGCTAATGAAAAGAACAGAATACTTTGTTCATTACAAATTTTTACCAGGTTTAGGGTTTTATGGTTTTGGTTTAATTCACATGATAGGTGGATTATCACGAACAGCTACTTCTGCATTAAGACAATTGCTTGATGCAGGCACTTTAGCTAACTTACCCGCAGGATTTAAGTCACGAGGAATAAGAATTCGTGATGATGATCAACCTTTTCAACCCGGTGAGTTTAGAGATGTTGATGCACCAGGCGGAAATATTAAAGATCAGTTCCAACTTTTACCTTTTAAAGAGCCAAGTCCAACTTTATTTCAACTTTTAGGATTCTGTGTTCAAGCTGGACAACGTTTTGCATCAATTGCAGACATGCAATTAGGTGAAGATACTGCAAATAGAGCTGTTGGAACGACAATTGCACTCTTAGAACGTGGTTCAAGGGTCATGTCAGCTATTCACAAACGAATTTATTACACAATGAAACAAGAATTTAATCTTTTAGCAGATGTTTTTGCAACTTATCTACCTCCAGTGTACCCATACGCAGTTACAGGAGCGGATCGAATGGTAAAAGTAGAAGATTTTGATGACAAAGTTGATGTTATACCAGTTGCAGATCCAAATATTTTTTCAATGGCTCAAAGATTTACACTTGCGCAGACACAATTACAAATTGCACAGTCAAATCCACAAATGCATGACTTAAGAGAAGCATACAGACGTGTTTATGAAGCAATTGGCACAAGAGAAATAGATTTATTAATGCCACCACCTCAACAACCAGTTCCTCAAGACCCTGCAGTAGAAAATGCACGATCTTTAAAGATGGAAATGCTTCAAGTATTTCCAGATCAAGACCATGATGCACATATTTCGGCTCATGGTGCATTTATTCAAAGCAGAATGATACAAATTAATCCTATGGTATACGCTTTACTACAAGGACACATATCTGATCATATTTCTTTCAAAGCTCAAGGAGAAGTTGGTGCAATGATATCTGAATCTGAAGAAATGGTAGCAATGTCTCAAGAAGATCCAGCAGGATTTGAGATACAATTCAATTCAATGATAGCAAAAAGAATTGCAGAACTTACAGCACAGTTAGTTCAAGCAGAAGGTGGTTCACAACAACAAGATCCATTAGTTGCATTGAAGCAAAGAGAGTTAGATCTTAAAGCTATGGACATTCAAAGAAGAGCACAAGAAGCTCAACAAGATATGGATCGTAAAGAAATGGAACTTGAAGAAAAATTTGATATAGAAAGATTAAAAGTAGAAAATCAAGAAGAACAAGCAGCTGAAAGAATGAAAGTTGCTCAAGGTAAATTAAAACTTCAAGAACAATCTTTAAGAGCTAAATCAAATGAACCAGCGAAAAAAGGTTAAACTTCCTGGTAAGCGATTTGGCCCACCACCATTAAAAGGACCTGCTTCTCAAGGTTTAAAACTTAAAAAGAAAAAATGAGTAGTTCAAAATTTGCAAAATTTGTCATTGACAAACTAGGTATTACTAAACCTAAGCCAACCGTAAAAGAACTTTTTCAAAATAAATTAGGTTTATCAGATAACGTAAGTGGCCAACAAGGAATAGGAGCATTTGCTGACGAAGATTTAGGAAGCATGATTAAATTTACTTCTAAAAGAGCAGACACAGAAACAATTAATGCAAAAAAACTTTTTGAAAATTTTTACAATACCAATGTTACTAAGGAGGGACTTGTTAAAACTCCAAAAGGAGAAAACACTTTAATTAATATTTCTAAAGCATTCAATACAACAAAACTTATTGATGAGGGTGCACTTCCAATACAAATTAAAAATAACATTTTAGGTAAAAAATTAGATGTAAACAAAACTCCAAGATTAGTCAGTCAAATTGAACCTTATCTTGATAACGACAAATCAGAAGTCTTAAAAACAATAGCTTTAGGACTTGGTAGAGAAAAAGCAAATAGAAAAGTATTATTAAATGTAATTCAAAAGGAGTTTCCAGCAAATAACGCGTTCACATCAGTTAAAAAATTTGAAGAAGCTTTTCCTACTGAAAGATTAAAGACAGATTTTATAATAAGTAAAAAACCAGAAATTGATGAATTGTTAACCGCTTATGGATTACCTTTAAAATCTTCAGAACTATTAAGTAAATCCGCGCAAAATATTAAAAGTATGTTTGATGTCAATCAAAGAAGACAACTTATGACTGAAAGAGGCAAAACTTTAAGTAAAGTCCAAGCAGGTGAAATAGAAGCAAAAGGTCAAGGTTATGGAAAAGAAAGAACAAAAATAATGGCTGCTTATGCTCCTGAAACAGTTACATCTTTTTTAAGAAGTGGACCAGAAAAGCTTTTTGAAGCTAGGTTTAGAAATTTATTAGAAGATAAAAAATTTGCAGGTTATAATGAAAATTTAGAAAGAGTCTTAACCCCAGTTTCTGGTTTCACTAAACAACATAGAACACAACTTGCAGTTGCTAAAGCTTTTAAAAAATATGGAATGCCTAATGAAGTTGTTGAAGCTTTTGGTTATAAGAATATTATGATTCTTCCAAATCCATCAAATATGGTTTTGT